AGGATATGAAAGAAATGAAAGCAATGGAAGTAGTTGAACCTGAAGATAAAGAAATGAGTTTTACAGAAGAAATGCCTGAACTAATGGGCAAAGTATTTGGAGGGCTAGCGCCCGAAGAGGTAGACAGACTAAGTAAGCTTAATCTAGACAGCATCCCAAGAACAAAGAGCAAAGTAAGCGAAGGCAGTGCCTTTAAGGCAGCTTGGGACGAGCTTGACCACCAAGAACAAGACGCTATAATAAATCCTGCTCACTACAAAATGATACCAGCCGAGGCTTACAAAAAATATCCTGAAGGCCTAGAATACATGGATCTCATGGAGTATATTCTTGCCCACCATAAAGGCATAGAAGGTCATTTGCTCGGTCAAGTATTTAAGTATGCTTGTCGTTTAGGCCGTAAAGATGCTATGGGTCAGGACGCTAAGAAAATACAGTGGTATGCTACAAGACTGGCTAAAGTAATAAATGAGGGCGACAACTACAAGCCATCACCGTGGCCTACTCTTGGAGACTAATAATGGATAGAGATGATTTAAGTTGGCGTTATCAAGCGATGAGACACGTTGAAGAAAACGGTGAAGTTTGGTTTGGTATTCATGAGTACTACCACACAGCATCGGGTTCAAGTTGGACAGAAAAGCCCGTTAATGTAGAAGGGGGTACGGTTGAGGATCTACGTTGGACTCTCAATGCCATGCTCGATGATTTAGATAAACACGACATAAAAGACTGGGCCAAAGAAGATGAGTGGCCTGACTTCGTAGAAGGGAACTTAGTATGATAACTCAAGAAGACATTGATGCATTTTCAGAAACTAGCAGCTTTAAAGACGTAAAGAGGGACATTGAAAGGTCTCTACACGATGCTAACTCAGCTAGGCACTGGCTACATGAAACAGACCCCTATGAGTCAAAGGAACTGGACAAGGCCTGTGAACACTTCAATCAAGCGATAGCTTTAATAAAAGGAGTAATAGATAAAAATGCTTAAACATATAGAGTTGGCTTACATACGGAAGATAGCAAAAATGTACGTAAGGGTAAATGACTTGCCTGTGCGTAAAGCAGTCTTTGAAGCTTATAAGGCGTATGACTATTTTAAAGAAGCAGAAATGGAGATAAGATATGAAGAATCCGAGCGCGGTTGATGACTTAACCTTTGATATGGAAGGCGGCAAGTATAGCGAACTAGCAGACTCCCTAGAATATTGGGCTGAAAAGTTTTATCTAGACGAAGAAACTTCAGACGCTTATAGTGATCAGATATCATATCTACTCTACAACATGTCAAAGCAAATGCGAGAACTGACTAACGACTAAGAAGATGAATCAAGTAAGCTAGGAGAAACTTATGAAACTTGTATTCGATATTGAGGCAGACAATCTTCTGCCAAAAATCTCTAAGTTTCATTGTGCAGGTGCTATGGATGTTGACACGGGGGCAGAGTATTGGTTTCGCCCTCATCAGCTGAAAGAGTTTTTAGCCTTGTTAGACAAAGCAGACACTATTATAGCCCATAATGCTTATGGCTATGATATTGCTGCCCTATACAAGCTAACAGGTTGGACACCTAAAGCAACTGTACAGTGTACTAAGGTGATGTCACAAGTCCTCAACTATCGTAGATTTGGTTTTGGACACTCACTAAAGGCTTGGGGTGAATCCCTAGGTGATAACAAAGGAGACTACTCAGGCGGGTTTGAGTCTTTCAACGAAGACATGTTTGAGTATATGAAGCAAGACGTTAGGCTTAATGTGAAAGTATACAAGAGCCTAATGAGAGAGTTAAAGCAGTATATAAGTAACACTGGTTCTAAAGACATTCTTCGGGCTTTGCGCTCGGAAATGACTATGGACAGCGTTATGGCAGAGCAGTGCGAAAACGGTTGGAAGTTTAATAGGCAGGATGCCGTAGCCCTGAAAGATAGTATTGAAGAAAAGATGGCAGTTATGGTCAGCTTTATCAATCCACTACTTCCAGGAAAGGCAAACGTGGTAGATCCTGATACTACTAAAGAGCATGAAGCAATAACAGGAAAACGCTATGCTATACCGAAAAAACCTACCTACAAAAAAACAGGACAGCTCTACGGCCACATTTGCAGTTGGTTTGAGCTTGATCTGGACACCACTGTTGATACTTGTCCCGTTTGGGGTGAGTACTGCCGTGTTACTTTTGATACTGGCGATATTGGTAACACTGATACGGTTAAGCAATACCTTGGCTCTATCGGCTGGAAACCAGACGCGTGGAATTGGAAAAGAATCAACGGGCAGTTCATCAAAGTTTCAGCAAAGCTCTCAGACAGTTCTCTGGAAGGACTCGGAGATGTAGGCAAGGCTTTGATGGAATACTATACTTTAAGATCACGCAAATCCATACTGGAAGGTTGGTTCGAACATGTTGACAAAAATTCAAGACTACATGGTGATGTTTTTAACATCGGTACTCCTACGTTTAGGCAGACCCATAAAATCATCGCCAACTTACCTAGCGGGAAAGCGGTCCTCGGACCAGAATTCCGAAAGCTCTTTATCACAGAAAAAGGATACAAACTAGTCTCTGCTGATTCCGCTGCTTGCCAGTTAAGGCTTTTAGCTCACTTTATGAAAGACGATGGTTTTACCAAGGAGGTACTAGAGGGTGATATACACCAAAAGAATGCTGACATCCTTGGATGCAGTCGTGCTACTGCTAAGCCTTTTATCTTTGCCTTTCTTTATGGGGCGGGTGGTAAGAAGCTTGGTACAATCTTAAACGTAAGTGACTCAGAGGGTAATAGAGCGAAGGCTAAGTTTCTGAAGGCTATACCCCCACTTAAAGCACTAATTTCTAAGGTACAGAAAATAGTTGATTTACAAGGGTATTTACCTGGACTTGACGACAGACCTATACACGTTGAGTCTGCTCACAAGGCGCTTAACTACCTGATACAGGGTGCAGAAGCTGTTGTCATGAAGTACACAGTAAACATGATTCACTCGGAGCTTGCCAAAGCTAAGATTGACTCTCGTATACTATTGTTTTATCATGACGAAGTTACCTACGAGGTCAAAGAAAATCAAGCGGAAAAAGCTAAAAGTATAATCATGCGATGTTTTGAGGAAGCCCCTAAAGAGCTAGGTGTTGATATCATGACTTGTGGCGATTGTAAAATAGGAGGAGACTATTATGACGTCCACTAAAATTATAACAGCTCAAGAGGCTAGGTCTATGGTTCCTACCTCTCGTTCATCTCTGTTTCAAGAGGCAATACAGTTTGCTATTAGCCACGATGGCTCAAGCAACTGTTTTGTACGCTTTCGTGCTACTACAGAAGAGTTAAACAAATTAGAAACTCTTGGCTATGAGGCTTATGTAAGCAATCTCGGAGCTACTCATATTAGTTGGTTTTAAGGAGATAAACTATGAATAGAGACTATGTTTTGCTTGAAAACGGGGACATTCTTCCTTATATTAAGGGCAAAGATTACGGGCATTTTGTATTACGCGTTTGGACTGCTGAAAAAGACTTCATTAGACCCATGACCAAAGAAGAAAAGCGGCGCTCCATAGAGCGTGATCTTAAAAACAACCAAGGAGGTCAGTATGAGTTTGGATAAACTTAACGTTCTTGAAGTAGTTGTAGCAGTTATGGAAGATGAGCTAGACGCTCTCCACACAAAAGTTAAGTTGCTCGAAAGAAAAGTTCAGGCGCAGTGTGATAACAAGCCAGTTACTTCGACGGGATTTAAAAGATGATAGAAGAAGAACGTAGGCGCAGGATAAAGCTTTCAGTAGCGGCCTATGCCTACGAGTACTATAACCACAGCATCATGCCTGACTCTAGGTTCGATGAGCTATGCAAAGAAGTAGATACCAGTATTAAAACAGGTAATCGAAAGCTTGACAACTTCTTTTCAAATAAGTTTGATCCAGCTACGGGCATGTGGGTAAGAACCCACCCAAACAAGGCTGGTTTAGAAAACATTTATCATAGATACTTTAAGGAGGACAAATGAATAATGTATACTTAATAATGACAGAACTAGGCGTGTCCTCTATTTGGGAAAGTGATACCGATGCTATTAAAATAGCTCG